GGACCGTGGCAACCTTTTGCTGCTGTCTATCAAAAAGGTAGTGCTGCATTAAATATTGCTAAGGGTGAAGGCGGTATTGGTGACTTAATGACTGTCTTCTCAGGGGGTAGTCAAAAAGTATTTGGTAAAGACGGTGCTTTACAATCTATTAAATCAGGTGGTTTCAAAAACCTTGGTGGTGGCTTTAAAAAATCTTTTACAGGTATTGGCAGTATAGACGGTAAGTTTAAGCCATTTGAATATGGTAAAAGAATGGCAAAACAATACGCAGACGACCAAAAGCAAGGTTATTTTGGTATGTTTAGTGGTGGTGAGCAACCTGTAGACTATATGGGTGGCGAAGGCATGATGGATGTTAGCTATCAACCAAGTTCAAGCGATATGCCTAGTCCTGATGAAATGGACTTTATAAGTAAAAACTACACCATTAAAGGTGAGTCAGGCATGCTTGAAAAAGATGGCAAGCTTTACACGCCTGCAGAGGTATTGGCACAAGTAAGAGGCACACAAGCACAACCAAGTGGCGGAAATTTCCTAAGCAATTTTCTTGGAGGAGGAGATGGCGGTAGATTTTTTGGATTCGAGACACCATCATCAATCAAAGCTATTGGTGACGCTATTGGTTTAGGTGGTGCAAGTGGATTAGCAGACATATATGGCAAAGATGGTGATAAAAAATCAGGAGGCTTAGGAACGCTAGGAAATCTAGGCGTTGCAGGACTTGCAGGTTTGGTGGGTAAATTAGCTTATGAAGAAGCCAAAAAGAATAAAGGCGTACCATTAACACCACTTACAACTATGGACCAATTAGGCAGATATAACATAGCTGCTGAGATTGCAAGACAAAAAGGCGAAGAAATGCCTAGTAGAGTTGAATACGGTTTAACAGGTGAAGGTATGCCTGTATTAGAAGGCGGTAAGCCAAGACAAGCAGCAATGGGTGGTGCTATATACAACCAAGCTGACGGTGACCATAACGGTATCATGGCTTTTGCAGAAGGTGGTGTTGTAGAGATGAAAGACGGTGGAGAGCCACCAATAAATCCTGCAAACTTTCCACCAATGAACGGACAAATAGACGGCCCGGGAACTGAAACATCAGATGATATACCAGCAATGTTATCTGACGGTGAGTTTGTAATGACGGCTAAAGCAGTAAAAGGTGCTGGTTCGTTTGATATGAACACAAACAACGGTATCGTTACTCTAACGCCTAACGGCGACCCAAGTCGTGACGGTGGCACAAGAGTGATGTATAAATTAATGGAACACTTTGGGAGCATGGCATAATGGCTGAAGAACAAGGACCTATTGCCTTAGACGTACAGCAGCAGTTTAGAACGCTAGACCCAGCTACAAGAGAATTATTCTATGGCTCTGGTATACCGGGTACAGAATCATACAGACCCGGTTTTTTACAACAAGCATTTCAGGCTAGTAACAGGTCGTTTTTTGATGCAGAGGGTAATCCAATCGTTGCAGCACAACAGGTTGCAGGATTATCACCTGACCAACAAAGAGCTATACAGCTCTCAAGAGAAGCCACAGGCATACAGACTCCGTATTTAGAAGAAGCAGGTGGTGCCTATAGAGCAGGACTACAAGACCTTTTTAGTGGCACAGACACAGCGAGAGGGCTTGGTAGAGAAGCTTTAGGTGCTGTTGCAGGTGGTGTAGGACAAGCACAAGGCTTCAGAGAGCAAGGTTTAGAATCTCTATTCGGTGGCTTAGGTGAAGCTTCAGGTATCGCTAGAGGAGCCGAGAGAGAGTTTGGTAGAGGTTTAGGAGAAGCTAGTGACTTTTTAAGAAGAGGTGGCACAGGTAGATTTGACCCAAGCATGACTCAACAATTCTATGACCCATACGAACAAGCCGTTGTTGACCAAACAAGAAAAGACATTATGGAAGCCGGTGCAAAAGAAGATATTGCAGCTAGAGCTTCCGATATTGGTAGAGGCGGTGAATCAGCTTTTGGTTCACGAGCAAGGCTAGGAGCCACAGAAAGACAAGAAGCTTTAGGAAGAGGCTTGGGCGAAGCCCTAGGCGGTATAAGAAGCAGAGGGTTCCAACAGGCACAACAGGCTGCAATGGGTGAATTTGGTAGACAGCAACAAGCCTTAACTGGGCTTGGTGGTAGTTTAGCCAATGTAGCCGGACAAAGAGCAGCAGGCATGAGAGGACTTGGTTCTACTCTTGCAGGTTACGGTCAAGCAGGACAACAGGCATTATCACAAGCAGGACAACAAGCTTTAGCAGGTCAACAGGCTATTGCAGGTCAATTTGGACAGCTTGGTGGTACAGAAGCCCAGATAGCACAACAAAGGCAACAAGCACAGTTTGGAGCAGGTTCTGCTATGCAAGGACTAGGAACGCAGGCTCAACAAGCCGCACAAGCTGATATACAAAGAACTTTAGGAATAGGTGGATTAACACAAGGACAAAGACAAGCACAGCTAGACGCTGCTAGAGCTAATGCTATGCAATATCAAATGGCTCCGATGCAACAAATGCAATCGTTACTACCATTTGTACAAACGGTTCCTGCAGGATTTAGTCAAACAGCTACAACATTTGGCATGCCACCTTCAGCTTTACAAACAGGCTTAGGTGCAGGATTAAGTGCTTTGGGTGGTTTAGGAAGTTTCTTTAATCCGTCACAACCCTATGCACAACCAACAGGTACATAATGACAATAAGCAGAATGGGCATATCTTCGTTAATGGGTTACCAAGAAGGCGGTGACGTTGATACGAAAAAAGATACGTTTGATACAAGCTTTGACAAATATCAGAGCAGACTATCTGCATTAAGAACACCATCACAACCTGTAAGTTTCTATGACGTAGCAAGTAAACTTGGTGCTGGATTATTAGCACAGCAAGCAGAAAAATTCCCATCTATAGGTCGTGGTTTGGGCATGGGTTTTCAATCATTAAGTGAAGAGATAGCTAAAAGAAAAGAACAAAAACGTAAAGAAGAAGAAGCTGTAGCAATGAAGGCTATGGAATTAGCTATGACCGATGAAAGGCAGGCACAAAAATATCTGAATGACTATGCTTTGAAAATGATTGATATGGCTAACAAAGACATTAAGACTATTACGCTTGATACGTCAATGTTAGTAGGTGCTGTCGGCCCAGATGGTGAGCCTATAGTAAATACACAAACCAAGGTGCCATTTAGAGATAAAACAACACTCAAAGCAAACGACCCATATATAAATGAACTATTAGGATTAGGTGCCGTAGCATTAGATAGAGCAAGCACTAACATTAATTTAGGTGGACAATATAATAAATTTCAAGAAAATTTATCTAAAATCGTAACAGATTCAATGCAAAATTGGCAAACTGAAGCTGATGCAGCAAATGCTTTGCGTGACCAAGTAGCTATTGCTAGAAGCTTGGCTGAAGAATTAGGACCTGATGGTTTTGGTGCTGCAGAAAACTTAACGCTTGGTATGAGAAACATTATGGCAGGCTTGGGTTTTGATAATTTAGTTGACGTAGACAAACTAGCTACACAACAAGCCTTGACACAAACAAGTATTGGCTTTGTTATGGCTTTAGTTGGTAAAACCAAGGGTGCTATATCTAACAGAGAAATGGATATATTCTTTGCAGCCTCACCAACATTAGGTTCAACCTACCAAGGTTATATAAAAATGTTAGGTTACATGGACAGAATTGCTGAGCTTAGTGAAAGATATAACGAAGAGTGGTCTAAAAAATTAGTTAAATTGGCAAATGAACCTATAGAGGTTGTACATGCTGCATTTACAAATTTTAAAAAAGAATTTAAGGCAAAGCCTGAAAACAAGCTATTTCAGACATCTGAAGAAAAACAACAACTTGAAAACATTGCTGATAAAGATACTTATAATCAAGTCAATAGTAACTATCTGCGTATACAAAAACAGGTGCAAGACGAACAACAACAAGATTCAATGGCTAAGCTTAGAGCTGACATAATGACAGAAATGGCAGACGCTAATACTACACCTGAAAGAAAAGAAGAATTACAGCGTCTATTAGACCAGATGGGTGAATAGATGGCACAGTCATACGAGGAAAGATTAGCAGCCCTAAAGCAGGAAGAAGAAAAAAATCAAGAAATAAGTTCTGATTATATTTCTAAAACTATTAAGTCTAGCCTTTTTTTTGACGAAGATTCTGAAATAGATTACTTAGCGAGTCAAAGATTTCCTAACGACCCATTGGCTCCGTATCGATATATTTACATAGATAACGATTTGTATTACGAAGACCCTAAGGGTGATTTTAAAAAAAACGGTGTTAGATACTCAAAAGAATTTGAGCTACCAACAGATGCAGGTGTTTTAGGTAATTTTAGTAATAAATACATATATCCCAACATAGTGCCTGCAGGTACTTTTGCTGCTGATTTATACGGTGGACTAAAGGGTGCTAAAGAGGGTTTTAAGCAAGGATTAAAAATAGTAGCAAGACCAAGTATGCCTCAAACCAAGCATCCATTAGTTGCCGGGCTTACTGTATTGGGTGCGACTGCTTTGGGTGGTTTTGGTGGTAATTACTTAGCAGGTGGTGGTGCTAGAACTATTAGAGAGCTAGGCATAGAGGGTTTTTATAATTTACCACCTGAAGAAATAGCAGCCGCACACAAAGATTTATTGATATCTAGTGGTTTTTCATCTATACCTTTTGGTGCTGGGCCAACAAGACAAATAATCAACAAGTTTACAGGCAAAGAAGATTCTCTTAATTATTTACTAAACTTAAGAAAAGGTGAGTCAGAAATAATAGATGAAGCAAGAAAGCTTGGCTTTGAACTTACGCCTGCAGAAGCCACAGCTATTGGTACCAAAGCTAGAAGTATTCAGCATTTCTTAAATAGGCAGGCTGACACTGAAAAAATATTCAACTTTTACAATAATAGAAATGCAAGAATTAGAGAAGCTATAACCAACTTTGCAGACGGTCTTGGTAATGTAAAGGCAACTGATGATATAGGTAGAGTCTTACAAGAAATATCACAAAAAGCTTTAGACGACATACACGCAGCTAGAAAAGCTAGGGCTAAGGTTGTATACGATAGTTTAGAAAATGCCCCAGAACGCATACAGTTTGATGCAGACAGCGTTGTAAAGATGATAGACAGCAAGTTAGCTAACAAGAGATTAGACCCTGATGTAAAAGCAGGACTCGAACAATACAAGGCATTGATGTTTGATGCTGATGATAAGTTGATAACAGACTTAATGGATATGCACCAAAGACGTTCAGGCTCTATTGGTAACTTAATACAAAACGCTAGTCCTTACACCAAAAAAGTTTTAAACGATATTAAGATAGAAATGACTAAAAACATGGACGAAGCATCAGACGGTGTTTACGCCATGGCTCGTAAAATATACGACCCAAATCAACCAAACATTTTGGCATACGAAAGAGGCATCATATCTTCTATGGCTAAGCTTGTTAAAGACGAGCAATCAGCTAAAGCCTTAAAGGTATTATTTAACCCAAGAGCTTCAGAGTCAGCTTTGCGTACAGCTAAAACACAATTAAAAAATGTTGACCCACTTGCATTTCAAGAAATTAAAAAAGAATATTTCTTACAAACATTAGATGATTTTACCAAAGCCACGGTAGACGAAGGGCTGCCTAACTTTCAAAAGTTCTTCCAAACACCCAATGCTCAAAAGATGGTTAATTCACTGCTTGAGCCAGAAGAAACAGCACAGCTAAACAAACTAATGGATTTGGTAGGCAGAGCTTACTCTGTTGCAAAGAGTGGTTCACCGACACAACCACTTGCTGCCTTAGAAAAAGAGCTTATGAGTGAGACAGGTAATCTTGGTGCAAATACACTAAAAACAATATTAGCAACCATTAGACTGCCCGGAAGAATAGCAACAGGTCAGGTTGGTGATGAGATTGTAAGAAACATACAAATAAAACAAGCTGAGTCCTATTACAAGGCTTTGGCTGACGTATTGTTTGACCCTGATGCAAGTAAATCTATAGACGATGCTTACAACTATTTATCAGAGCTTGGTTATTTAGGTGGTCAAGCAGGTGCTAGAGCTGTCGGTGAGGGTGTAGAAGCAATTACTGAAGAGTCACAAAGACCATACGAGGGTCAAGCACTAGAGAGAGAAATGGAGAGAAGGGACGCAGACAAAGAAAATCTCTCTACACAAATCGATAACGCACTAAACACTTTTACACCATCAGACATACCCATAGTGCCGCCTGCAACTGCGGTAACACCTGAGTCTATGATTTCAGAAACTATATTGCCTAACCCTAAAGATAGAGAGTTAGCTGAAAGGTTGATGAATAAAAGTGGGATTGGTGGCTTAGGTTAGTCTTCTTCTTTTATAACTTCTTTGTGGTTGTTCTCAACCATTAATCGTATTTGGTCAATCTTTTTTCTTCTCTCTGAGCTACAAATTTCTTCAAGCATTTTGTATGTTTCTAAGTCAACTGTAAGCGTTCTGTAACCCTTATTGTAATCACCCATGTAAAACTCCGTAATTGGTTGCTGTTAATTATAACTTAATGTAATATATTTTAACACCATGAAATCAATTCACAACATAAAAATTCCATTATCTACTGATAGAGATATCAAGAAAATAAAGCGACAAACCAAAAAACCAATTAGTCATGGCAACAAAGTCTGGAACTCTTCTATTACTATCATAGATTTCTTATCACGGTATAACTTATCTAAAGTCAAAACAGCGATAGATATTGGTTGTGGTTGGGGTGTGGTCTTGGCTTACTTACAAAAGCAAGGCATTGATTGTGGTGGTATAGACATAGATGTAAACACCAAACCTTTTGTTGATGTGGTCAATAAATATAACAAGACAAGCGTTGAAGTCTTATACATGGATTACAAAGATTTACCTGAAGCTGCCTTTGGCAAGATAGATTTAATTATTGGTTGTGACATTTGTTATTGGGAGCAACACGTTGGCAACATAAAGAAGTTAGTCAAACAAGCCAAGTGTCCAATACTAATTGCAGACCCCGGCAGAGATACATTCTGGGACCTTACCAAAAAAGTAAAAGGCAATTTGCACGAGATAGTATTAAAGAAACCTAGGTCGGTAAGAGGATATGTCTATGAAATACTGCCATAAAAATAATTTAAATAAAGTGTTGAAAAGTGTTGATAATAAATGTTAGCTGTGTATAATATAGGTATATCAAATAAATAGGAGAAAAATATGGAAGCAGTAAAAACAACAACCAAAGATGTAAAGTATTTAGGTAAGAAATGTAAATTGACTACTATCTACTTTACCAAGAGCAAAGAAGGTAAAAGACTTATCATCAGAAAGTTTGAAGATGGTATAGGTGACGATATTAAATTAGTAGAAGGTCTTGCAGGTCGCTACGAAAAGAAAATACCTTTCAAAACATTTGACGACCAAGAAGCACAGAATATCTATCAAACTATTAAATATGCACAGGGAGTAGCCAATGCTTAAAGCACTCTTCCAAAGACTAGACCGTTGGATTGATAACACATGGCGAGAGTTCTATGCTTTCGTCATGTACAGAATCGACAGCAAGAAGGACGAGGTGGATATCGATTGGCTGAACATGGCTAATGATATGAAGGAGAACAACCGTGAGAGATGATGAGAAGATGTATTGGACTTCAGTCTTTGCATTGCTTACATGTGGCATGGTTATCTATATAATAGGAGTATTATGAGAACAGAAAAGGACAAACAAGACTTAGTAGACGAGCAGTTGGAGAAAGAGTTTAAAATACTTGAACAGCTTGAGAAGATACAAGAGATAAACAAAAAAAATAAAATAGAGAGGAAACATGTCATTATTCAAAAAGAAAGGTGAGGATGTCTTGCAGAACGCAAGCAGACTTACAGGTGAAGAGATTATAGAAACCTATGCAAGATTAAACTTGTATCAAAAGGCAGCATTGTTAAGGTTGTTGGTTCGTGATGTAATATTTAAAATCAACAAAGAAGAGGTCAGTGGGTTAAACTTCACTGAAATCAAGGTGGATGGTGCAATTATTATTGCGGAGGAAAACAGTTAAAATCACAGCTCATTCCATAAGCATGTGATGAAGGTGCGACACATAGTTTTTTTTTTATTCATATTATATTTCCGGCTATGTGTTGTACTTTCTTTTATAAGATTTTATACCCACAGCGAACATAGTCTTCGCAGTATCATTAGGCAGGTCATGCCAAGCAGCAGCAATTAATTTATTCGGCAAATTAAACATACGAGCAGGTAAGTAACTTACAGCCAAGTGCAAGATACAATCGATACGTTGTTGGTTGGTAAAGCCTTCAGACTTTAAGAAGTCTTTTCGTTCTGCTTGGGTGTTGTATTGAGCAGCCTGTTCTGCCCAATACATGTGGTCGTGTTCTGGTGTTTTCACAAGCAGGGTCTGAGCTTGAGTAATCCTTGGTGGGGGGGACTTATGGGACTCAAGCTCTTCTCCTTACAAATCACTAATACCTATCTCAATGATTTTGTTGTGCAAGTTAAAAGGCGTATAGATACCTGTATCTTCACACAACTTCATCTGGTCGATTGCTTTCTCATTCAAAGCTCTACCGTATTCAATGGCTTCATCGCTTAGCTCATAGATAGCATAAGGATAAGGATGCTGTTTAGATATGGCTAGAAAGTGGAACCTGTCTACCTCAGTCATACCTGCAGAAGCTGCAGCATCTAAATAAAAAGCGGCCTGTTGATGATAACCATAAGACTTAATGGCTTGCTTAAAACCTTTTGGACTAGCATCACGGCAGGTCTTTAGGTCTACTATCACATTGTTTTGTATCATGTCGAACCGGGCTTTACAGCGGTTGCCGTAATAATCGAAGACAATACTAAGCTCAGTAGAGTCTTTGGCTTGTGGTCTAAACGCATCTAGGACCTCGACTCTTTGTTGACACGCATCGTATAAGTCTTGGGTTACGACACTTCTATCGTTCACCGAAGCAAGGAAGTCTTCGTATTCAGCCTTACCAGCTTTGGTTCTTCTATCTACCTTTGGTGCAACCACAAACTCATCGTGAAAGACGTGTGGTTCTAAAAATAAACAATGTTGCAATCTACCCTCAACAAAGAATGAAGCTTCGCTATCTGGCTTTTCTTCATACTTCCAAGTGTAAGGGTCTTTGGTAAAAGATGTCAGGTCGTGTGACCTGATAGCATCTAATTCGTTGTACTGAGAAAAAGGCATGTCTTGGTACACGCCTTCTTTTATTTCTGTTTTGGTTTTTAATTCAACTATATTATTCATAAGTAAAGAAGGCTGTCAGATTCACAATAAATAGGAGTCCATATCTAATATGAAAAAATGGCGAACCCAACAGCCAAACTATTAAAAGGGTAAGTCGTCTTCTTTTAGTTCTTCAGGAGAAGGAAACATTTTTTCTTTCTCTTCACTCAAAGACTCTAAGGATTCAAAGTCACCGCTTGGTTGTTCTGCTGCTCTCTTGCTGTCTCTAGCTTTTACTTCAAAAGACTCATCAATTTTTGTTTGGACCCACGCAGGTAAATCTACCCAAAGTCCAATCATGTCTTTGTTGCCTGCAACGTATTCATCGATATCAAAAGCAATCTGCTCATTGACTGTCGGTGATTTCTTCGCACCACCGTCAGGGCTATAAACTGCTACTACCTTAGATTTTCCGGTGCTAGTCTCACCGATATCTAAATCACAAGTCACACCAAGAATGTTTGTCAGGTCAAAGCCGCCTAACTCTTCTTGGGTAAATTGTTTTTTACGCCATGCACATAAGTCTTTGTAAAGTGCTGATTTTTCATTTAAAGAAAGCGTGTATTGCTTCATGATAGAAAAAGGTTGACCGTCTTCCATCTTGGCATCGTTCAGCTCCCAATAAATAAAAATGCTGTGTCGTTTTTTGGATTCTCCCTCAAAGGTTTCTTCATGTGTTCCCACATCAACAAGCCTGTAACAGGTTGCGTTATGCATACCTTTGGGTGCTTGCTCGAAGGTTCCTCCACCTGATTCACTAATTGTTAGTGCCATAATTATCTCCTGTAATAAAAAATATTTATAAAGTTCTTGTTATCTCCCTCACATTATTCTATATTGTAAGGTATTCAATAGAACATAATATAGAATAAAAGATGAGAGAGCAAGTATGGGAATAAAAAATGTACAGGGCAATAATAAAGATTTTACGAAACCACTCACAACCGATGCAATACATAGGTTTGAGAGGTTTTTAGAGAACCACGGATTAGAACGCAAAGACCCGGTAGAAATCAATCCGGTAAAACCACAAAGAGCCTACACGGTTATAAACAACAAACGAGCCTTATCTGGCTACTATGCTTTTTATGACAACTACGGCACACCTGTTGGATTTGCGTCTGATTATCGAACAGGACAGACGCACAACTTTAAAATGTCAGGGGTTAAGGCAGGAAAGATAGACACAGAAGCCTTAGCACGATTTAAAGAAGAAGCACGATTAGACCAAGAACAAAAGTGGCTGAAGGTATCCGAGAAAGCCAAGATGATTTGGGATGTGGCACTGCCCTGCGACTCTCATCCGTACTTACTTAGTAAGGGTGTTGCATCCCATTCTTTACGAGAACACAAGGGTAAGCTGATTATCCCAATCATGGATGAGACAGGTAAGCTGTGGAGCCTGCAGATGATTGATACCAATGGCGGTAAGCGATTTCTCAGCGGCGGTAAGACAGGCGGTTGTTTTTTTATAGTAGGAACGAAACATTTAAAAGAAGCTACAAAGGTTGGCATAGGCGAAGGCTACGCAACTTGTATGACAATTTACGAACAAAAACAGATACCGATGATAGTATGCTTTAACGCAGGCAACATGCTCAGCGTATCGAAGAAGTTGTCAGAAGCATTGCCGAATAAAGAATTTATTATCTATGCAGACAACGATGAGAACGATGTAGGTAAAGATAAAGCTATCGCTGCAGCACAAATAACAAACGCAGAGGTAGTCATGCCTGAAGAAGAAGGCATGGACTTCAACGACCAAGTGGCGATTAGCGGTGAGCTAATAGAAAAGAAGGTAGAGGTTCCAGAGTTGGTAGAGTTTGAGAAAACATCCAACGGTAGGATTATGGCTACCACCGACAATTACGAAGCATTGATGAAAGGTCATGGGATTGAATGTTATTACGATGTGATTAAGAAGCGTATCGACATAGAGATACCCAACTTCAAACCGATAAGCGATTTAAAAGATGAAGCACTCTTGGTAGAAGTAGAGAACTTATGTATCAAGAATTTCGTACCGCATCAACGAGTCAGAGATGCAATGAAGATAATAGCAAAAGAAGTCAACCCGGTAGCAGCATGGATAGACTCTAAGCCTTGGGACGGTGTTAGTAGAATCGATGACTTCTGCAACACGGTCAGTAGCAAGGACGTTACTCTCAAGAACATGTTGATGAAGAAGTGGTTGCTTTCATGTGTGGCCGCTGCTTTTGAGGAAGGTGGCGTGGCATTAGAAGGACTGTTAGTATTCCAAGGGTCACAGGGATTAGGGAAGACGCTGTGGTTTAAGCGATTGGCGGACTTCAACAAAGGTTGGCTGTGTGAAGGTGCAACGCTTGACCCTAAGGATAAAGACTCAGTAAAAAAAGCAGTCAGTCATTGGATAGTAGAGCTAGGAGAACTAGAGTCTACCTTTAAGAAAGCAGACATCAATCAGTTGAAGGCGTTTATCACATCACGGTCTGATGAAATGCGTTTGCCCTATGACAGAAGCTTTACTAATTATCAGAGACGCACAGCTTTCTTTGCATCGGTCAATGAGCCAGAGTTCTTAATGGACGGTAGTGGTAACAGAAGGTTTTGGTGTATCAAGGTTACAGATATCGACCCACACCACGGCATCGACATGCAACAGATGTGGGCTGAGGTAAAGGCAACAATTTATCAGCCGGGTGTAAAGAATTGGTATCTGACTACAGAGGAACGAGAGATGCTCCAAGAGTCTAACGAGGGATTCAGGACTCAGGGTGCTGTCGAAGACTTATTACTGCAACATGTAGACTTCGATGCATTAGATACAGAGAAGATAGCATGGCAGCTCACTGCTTTATTACGAGCATTGGGTATACGCAATCCTCGCAACATAGACTTTAAGGATGCAAGTAGAGTATTAACAGACCATGGCATAGAGCCTAGGAAGACAAACGGTAAGAAGGTGTATGATGTCAGCTTGGTGGACTTACCAGAAGATAAATCAATGTGGGAGGAATCACCATTTTAATAAGGACAATACATGAGGCCACAATCAGCAAAACAAAAGGGTAGGTTATTACAGCAGAAGTTCAGGCAGATGCTGGTGGACCTACTAGGATTAGATGAAGAGGATTTAGAGAGCAGACCTATGGGTTCTCAGGGTGAAGATATCATCATGGGCAAACAATCGAGGGAGAAGTTTCCCTACAGCATTGAATGTAAGAATCAGGAAAGCTTGAATGTGTGGAAGTCGTATGACCAAGCACAGACGAATTGCAAGGGCTATGAGCCTTTGTTGGTTATTAAACGCAACAGAAGTAAGGTGTTAGTTGTCTTGGATGCAGAGTATTTTGTAAAGCTGCATGCAGACTCGCACGTTGATACAAATTGCTAAGGGTAGGGTAGGGTATGGCAAATTGGTCAACATTTGGTGTTTATGTGTTGGGCTTAAGGGATAGGGTATGGCAAGGAGAGACTGATACCCTGTTCCTTACCCTGACCGTGAGACCACATTGTTACGCTGTTTAGGTATGTATTAGGGTATAGTGTATAGTATATATAATAATAATATTATTAAGTATATATAGGTGTAGGTATACATATATAGTATGGCTTATATATAACAATATAGTATTAGGGAACGCATACCCTCTACCCTACACCCTGTTGGATATAATATAAGGATTAGATATGGCAGAGAAGAAGAAAGGGAAGAACGCACCTGATAAACCATTGGTTAATAGACCAAGTGCGTTTGAAGACAACCCGGAGTTTGAGCTGACAGATATGCAGTCAGCCTTTGTGTGGCATTATGTCAATGACAATTGCACACAGACTGAGGCGGCTAGAAGAGCAGGCTTCGAGTTCCCGGCTCAAGCAGCTACTAGATTCTTGAATGGTAAGGATTATCCAAATGTCCTCAAAGCCATCAAGGTTGGTAAAGAAGAGCTTGCACATAAGTATGCGATTACTCCAGAGAAGACAGCGAAGATGCTATGGCAGATAAGTGAAGAAGCCTATAACAAAGGGCAGTTCAATGCATCGGTATCAGCATTGCGTGAGTTGAATGAACTAGCAGGTCTGAAGATAAAGAAGACAGAGAATCTCAATATAACAGCAAACTTGGATAACATGAGCCACAAGGATATAGAAGGACGACTCAAAGAGATATTCGGTGGCGATATCATAGATGCAAAGTATGACGATGTATGACAGTTTGTGAGTTAAGGCAGTTCATTAATATCCTGTAGAAAACCAAGAGAGGGCGTTTTTTTTCTGTGGAACCCCAAAAATCGGTCAAAAATTAAAAAACAACGGCAAATCAGTAACTTACGACACATTTTTGTATGACGCAAGTATGACATTGCTGCTGACCTGCATCTACTATGTGTCCACAGTGCTAACATTTGCACTTATTACACGTCCAGAAAGCCTATATAACTAGGGACTCTATTGGATTCCAAAACAAAAGTTCAAAAAAGTTAGATATTTTGACCGTACACCCATAAATGCCGGGCCGCCGTCAGCAAGACGATTGCAACTGAGTTTGACAAATTCTATATTCATTTTTTCAAGTAAGTGTTGTTCCCAACATAAATTAATGTATAATCAATCCAGATAGGAGATTTCATGAAAATAGATAAAGCCGCCTTAAAAGAGGCAACCGTTGACACCATGCTTGGTGCCATTGTCAATTTTCCCTTGTCTTGGCTGACCATTACGATAGTTCTCCTATTTACCCATAACTCGTTTATAATATCTTTAAGCCAATTAATTGTTTTATCAATCTTGGCTATTATCAGAAGATATTACACAAGGGTATATTTTGATAAACACAACAAAAGGAAAGGCTTATGAAAGACAAAGACTTGGATATGATTATTTCAGAACTTGAACACACCAACAGGTTCCTTTATGAGCTGAATAAGAATCTTGCCAACTTGGTTTTAATCCACCAAGTCCAGTTAGCTGCAGTCGAGAAAGCATTGCAGGTCCCGGAAGAAGTAGTAGAAATCCCAGAAAAAAAATTACATTGATTTGAACATAAGTGTTGACTCTAATACTTTTTACTCTTATACTAAACACTGTAACAAACAATATATAGGAGAAAAAATGGAGTTACGTAAAGAAAACAAAGCATACACCTACTACGGTCATGACTATGTATTTAGATTGGCTAATGAAAAGTATCACGACTACACAAGTCTTATTATCAAACCTTCACACATCAGATTGGTGAAGAATTTATCCGACCTTTCTACCAAAGACCTGAAGGCTAAAATCATCGAAGATTGGTTTGCTGAAGAGAATGAGATGGTCAGAGAAAGAAATAACCAAAAAGCGAAAGTTCGCAGAGCATTAAAAAAGGAGTCTAACAATGCAAAATAAAAAACTAACCAAACTACAACAACTCAAGCTTCAGCTCGCTGACAGCTTGCACGAGGAGGTGACGATTAACTGTCACCACCACGGACCTCAGACATTTACTATTGGCGAGTTCCTAGAGAACCAAGTCGCCTGTCCTAAATGCGAGTCCGACCTACCTGTATGGCACAAAGACCAATTGGTTTATCCTGTCATGAACGCACTGATTAAATTAGCTGCCGAAGAAGAACGAGCTAAGAAGGAGGTTGCGTAATGGATAATAAAAAGAATCTAACGAATCCAGAGTTTATTGTGCAGAAGCTCGGAACTGATGGAAGGACTCGTGTCAAGAAAGTTGACACAGTTACTTCTGATTTTGATGAAAACATGGAACCGCTAAACCGTAGAGGCAGACGGTTGCGTAAAAAACTATTGCGACAGTTAGCAAAAGGAGACGGCAAATGAGTGACAAATGGCACGGCGGTAAAGGTGACCGCAACAGAACCAAGGATATTGCTAAGTTCAATGAGAACTTTGAACGTATCTTTGGCACCAAAGAACGCTTGAAGAAGTTTGAGAAAAATTTTGCCGAGAACATCTCAAAACCTGAGACTACTGATAAGGGAGGTGAATCGTGAGTTGGCAGACAGATTGGAGAATAGATAAGGGTGTTAAGGTGCCTGACTTTAGAAACCGTACAGGCAAATCCCTTGAGATGGATAGGTTTTTACAAACCCTAGAAATAGGTGATTCGTTTGTGATTCATCCTAAAGTAAGTCCTGACGGCACTATTTCTGAGTATTCTATTGCTCAAAACGTAGTGACCAGAGCTAAAAAGTTTGGTATGAAGATGACTTCAAGGAAGATATATTCTGAAGAGAACTCTGACGAGTATCATTACAGAATTTGGTATGTAGAAAAAATAGAACCTGTAATCAAAA